AAAGCTAGATATTTACAGAACCTGGTAAAAGATAAAATCTGTAAAACATTTAACTTAGATAATAAGGATGTAAGAACATCAACACTTGGTGAAAATGGTGAGGATGTTAAACTGTTGACACTTACAGCTAAGAGAGTTTTTCCATATGCTACCGAGTGTAAGAATACAGAGCAGTTTATTGGACTATATAAACACTTTAAACAGTCTAAAAACCACAATCACCGTGAACCATTGCTTATAATCAAGATGAATAGGCAGCAGCCACTGGCGGTTATATCGTTAGAACACTTCTTTGAATTATTGGAAAAAGAGGATTAGCAGTGAAAAAAAAATTTTTTACTTGCTAGACCTTTACTCCGTTTGGATTATTTTTTCTGAAAAATATTTTAACTCGGCTCTATGTCTCAAACACAGTATTAAACAGAGAGTAGAAGTAACCTTTTCTGACAGAGAAGGTGGTGCGGGTCCCCTGAACAATCTAAACTGCTAAAGCATGCTTATGGGTCCTACTTTTATTTCCATCACTACAATCAAGGCAGCTCCACTGCTTTGCAGTTGGAGTGCTGCCGTACTTAAACAACAAACAGATTTAGGTAAATAATAGATGATTGACTTGATGGACTTGATGGAACAGTAAGGTGTAAATCTTCCGTCCATTTAAGACCACCTATTGCAAAGGTTAATACCGTACCTTAGAAGTGATTATGACCAGACATTTTATTCCAGGTATAGATGATGAATACAAGTTCACTCGTCCAGAGTTCGCACAATTCCTAGGTATTTCAAGTAATGCATTGCGTATGAAAATGCGTAGAGGTTATTTCTCAGGTGATTATGTAATTAGAAACGGAAAATATCTCTTCAAGAGACCTCGTCCAGAGCATGATGTAAGACCACCCTCAGACCACCCAACAAATGGTGGCTCCGCCACTGGTTCTGTTACAAATATTAAACGCAGCAGGAATAGAGGCAATCACAAAGAAGGTGATACATCCAATTATACTAATGATGCATTCAGGCGTCATAATGAAATGAAGATTTTAAATAGTATTAATGGCAAATTTAAAAGTGATGAGCATAGAAGAAGATTTGAGGAATTAAATGATGCTGCATTAAAAAAGATAGATGCTGAAATAGCAGCTGAGAAGGAGCAGAAGTTAAAAAAAGAATTATCCAGAAGTTCAGGGTCCGTGATCAATGGCTATATGCCGAATGTTCCTCAGCCTTCAAAATATGGGACCATGCTAAATGGTAGAGGTATAAGTGAACAGTACAAAAAAGAGCAGGCCAGATTAAATCGTTTAGATGAAAATAAACATAGAACTAAATACCTTCAAAAGATTGATTATGAAGGCAACAGATATAACACCAGAATTCCAGATTTTTCAGAGGGTATAAATGGAGATCTAGGAAGTATTAGGTTTGGTAATTTTACAGGCTACGACAGGATCTCAGATGACAGTGACGGTGGTGTTGAAGTGCAGGGTGTGTACGAACACACAACATATCAAAATCCTCTACATGAAATTCCGCAAGGTATGAGTAAAGTTCAAGAAGAAATTTGGAAACTAAAAAATAAGAAGGTATAATTACATTGCTCTTTGATCGGAGCTTTTTCATAGGGTGGTGGTTTTCCACCACCTTCATCACATACGGTCTCGATTAAAACACCGTATCAATTCAACTATAGCGAGTCAGAAAATCCAGTAAAACGCATTAGTTTATAGCTGCTAAAATACAGATAAAATCCATGTTTCATGGCGCCTGTTGAGTGCGTATTTATATCAATATGCATTAACAATTTTTGATCAGTCTCGTATTATTCTCGATAGAATTATTAATTTTTCTTAGATTGTTCTTCTAAGTATGCATGTTTATTGATATATTGAGATTGATACAGGGAGTTGCTAACGCAATTTATTCGTAATTCTTTTAATTTCTTTACAGCTCCAACAGTACCTTTAGATGCCTAGTAGTTGGCTAAGTATCGACTAACATTTAAACGGTCCTTATGTATCAACAGAAAGTATATGAAAAAAAACTCGATTAAAACTCGACCGCAATATCTCGATCATGGATCTCGACTATTAGCGCAACCTATAAAACTGGAGCATAAAAAATGGCAATCGGCATAGAACTAAAAGATAGTGTTATCAAAAAACTAAAAACTGATTTTATTGATGAGAATAATAAAACTCGTAATCAGGTAAAATATTACTTCACAGACTGTAAAGGCAGAGGATGTCAAGGCCTTGGCATGTACCACAAAAGAAAAACTGATCGTAAGGTTATGATCCTTGATTACTGGGTTAATGATGGAAAAGAGAGGATTTTATCAAATGGTAAAAAAATTTATGGTGAGGCTAAGAGATATGTTCTTGGTGATTACCATAAAGATAATTTTAATGTTAAAGCTATTGAGAAAAAGATAACAGATATAAGAGCTGAGTATGGCAGCAAAAATGATCTGACCTGGAGTGTTGATATAGTTACAGGTGAAAAACTTAAAAAAAGAGAACAATACGACACGCAACTTAGTGAAATACAACGAGCCACATTTAATGATGCAATTAAAGATTTCTTTCAATGCAACTGTCCACAAATAGATAAGCCTTCTGAGACATTGCATAAGACAACCATAAGAGAGAATGCAAGATACTTGATGGGTTATAATGACAGATTAAAAGCATTAAAATTTGTTACAAACAAAAACAACCAGGGTGAAATAGAATTCCAGGAAAGTTATAAAGTTGATGGTGAAGTATATGAAGGTGTTAAAAGTTGGGATGAGTTTTGGAAAAAATTCCCACCTAAAGAATATGCTGACATAGGACCAGGAAAAGCTGTGTTTGATACTCCGTTCGGCCAGAAGGTGTTAGCAGATATTACTGAGCATGATGTAAGACACTATTTGAATTCATTAACAGCATCACCTGGTACCAAAAAACAAATTAAAGAGAGTTTTAGTTATGTTTGGAACCATGCAAAAGAGAAAACTATGCTTGGAAAAAACTCACCAAACAATCCAGTAAGAAATATTAAAATAGAAAAACCAACTGCTAGTGCTGCATCTAAGTACAACACAAAGGAATTTACAGATGAAGAGTTGGCTAAAATCCTTGAGGCCTGCGACCTGTTTAAGGATAAATACCCATTTCAAGTATTTGTCATAAAGTTAATGATATTTACAGGTAGAAGAAGAGAAACATTGCTGCTGCTACAGTGGACTTATGTTAAATGGAATACTCAAGTTTTAGATAATGATGGTAAAAAAATAACTGTATATGGGACAATAGAGATCCCTGCGCATGTAAATAAAACTAAGGTAGAAGATAAATTTTGGATTACATCAAATATCCGTGATGCCTTAGTAGAGCTGCATAAACAAAGAGAATTTCATTCATGGTCCATGTTCATTCCATGGTGTTTCCCTAGTCCTAGAGTTAAAGATAAAAGGTTCCTTCGTAAAGGCAACGAGAACAGCACAGATGCTGCTAGATTAAAAGATGTAAGAGAACTGTGGGAAGAAATAAAAAAACACTGCGGACTTACAGATGTTGCAATGCGTATGTTCAGAAATACTCATGAAAATAAAGTTAATGAACAAAAGAAAGCTGCATCAACTTGGGATGTAATTACTGTAACTGGAAGATCTGATACTAGATCCTCAGAAAGTAGTTATTTGAATAAAAAGCTCACTCCTAAAACTGCTGATATTATGGATGATATGGATAGTGAATGGAACAGAATTAAAAAGATTAGATTAATTAAATAATTCATGTTACATACTTTACACCTGGTAGCGACAGGAATTTCCCTACATTACCAGATAACACGATCCTAAAGTGGAGAGGTGGGTGAGAGGCTGAAACCAGTCGTTTGCTAAATGACCTATCGTGGAAACATGATACGAGGGTTCGAATCCCTCCCTCTCCGCCAGGATAATCAATTATGAAAAAGAAGTTACCAAAAATAAATCTGAGTGACTGGGGAACTGTAGAAGAAGGTTCACCACCAATTCCAAAAGATCCAAATAAAATTTCCCTAACACCAACTGGCAAAGATGGAAAAGAACTAGAATGGTATGGACACAGTTGGGCAGGTGTTATTGCTTATGCTAAAGCATTAGGATTAAAATATACAGATGTTGGTAGTTTAATCGAAACAACTTATGGCGATAGAACTACATTTAAACAGATCTTATTTGCACAAGAGGTCCATAAATCTTTAGAGATGGTTGATTATTACAGAAGGCCAAGATTAGAAATGGCTCCAACTGGAACTGAAAGCAAAATGCATTATGCAATAAGAATGGAGCAAAAGAAAATATTTAAACTCTATGCAGAGGCAGGTGGTAAGGCTAGAGATAAGTATAAAGGTGCAGCAGCATTATATGCAAAGGTTTATAAGAAAAGAAAAAGTTTTGTTGAAGCATATTTATTTGAAAATAAACAAACTAGAGCACAGAGAGCCAAAACTGCAAATGCTGTAGCAAAAGCATTAGGCCATGACAAAATATTTAAAGATATATTTAAAGATATGAAAGTCCCAAAAAAGAAATCTAAGAAGTAAATCTATTTCCTTATAGCCATAAGGAAAATGTCAAAACATCACAAAATAAAATAAATAATTAGAACTGTTGCAGGAGTTGCTATTAATAATTCCTCTCCTGTAGCGGTGATTAATTATGAACTTTGTATTTGAAAATCGTTGGTACACTAAACATGAAATTCTAAAGCAATATAGTATTGCAGAAAAAACATGGAAGAACTGGCTCTATGATGAAAAGGGTAAAAAGAAAAAAGATCTAGCATCAATGGGTATTTATAAACTTCCAGGAACCAATTACTGGGTGATAGACGCTCCTAAATTTCAAGACTGGTTTAACTTATGGATAGGAGCAACAGATGAGTAAAAACAATATATCGAAAATTCTTGAGGCAAGAGGTGATAATTCAGCAAGAAAAGAGTTAAAGAAATTAGCCTCAGAAACACAATCAGAAGAGCTAGGCCTACAGGAATTCATGAACATGAAATATGAGGAACAACTTAGGGATTACTTAAAAAACAATCCAGGTGCAACCGAAGATGATTATAAAGAAATGATCATTAGGCTGAGCCTTAAAGATGGCGGTGATGTGATTGATCTTAGTAAATACCGTAAGATGAAAGAACCTGTTGAAGTTAAAAAAATAGATTTAGCATCCTTATTCACACCAGGAAAAACACTAGCATCACTTAGTGAAAAAGAAAAAGATGTTGTCAACCAACTGCTGCGCATGACACTGGGCAAGGATTAATGAAAAGTTACAGAGATAAAAACGATTTCGAAGTTAATCCAGGAGAAGATTGGGACGACAAAAAATCAGATGAAACAATCAAGTATATGACAGGTAAAAGAAATATGGAAACTTTTGTAAAAAACAACAATGCCAACAATGCAAACCCTGGAACATTTAAAAAACTTGTTAAAGAAGATGAGAAGATTGCAAAACAAGTTAGAGATTATGCACCTCACAAAGTACCAACAACAAAATTAAAACCATTAATAGATGTTGAGAAGATACTAGAAGAAAATGAGGATGACTATGTCAACAAAAGAGGTGAACAGACAATAGCACTTGCTAATACAGCAGGTAAATTAAAAGGAAACATTAATAAGAATGATTACATCTTAAAAGAAGATGGTAACGGATTAATGGTTAATAAAAATAGAACCATTGCAGTTAGAGATAGTTTTGTTGCTAAACAATTTAATAGAGCATTAGGTGTTGAGCCAGAGGCTACACCAAAACAAGTTGGTCAGTTGGCCGAGAGGCTTGAGCGTAATAGACAAATGACAGGAGCTAAACCAACAAAGCTAAATGATTTAAAAAATAGATATAAAAATAAACCCATACAAAAGAAACTTGCACCATTACCAGAATTTAAAATTGATCCTGTTCTACCAGTATCTTATTTCAAACCAACTGCTCCAGATCCAGAATTAATAAAACTTGAGCAGAGATTTAATCAAATGGTGGAGGAAAGTAATAAGCCCAAAGGACTTCCAGGAATATTAGGAATTAAAAAAATATGACAAACAAAGATATGAAACAACATCTAAAGGATTTGTCTATGAGCATGGCTAAGGCTGTTAATGAGTATGCAGCTACAACAAATAAATTAGCAACTCTACAAACTGAATTATGGAAAGAGATTGGATTAAAACAAGAGAAGATAAAATCACTAGAAGAAACTATCGCTGATAAGGATGAGAGCATTGAATACTACAGTGAACAAAATTCAGAGCTGATAGGCAGAGTAGAACGACTAGAGGATGAGCTTAAAGACTGCAAAGGTACTGAAACATCCAGGGCTGAATATGAGAAGAAATTCAAGGCTTTTATAGGCCAGAAGGTGGATAATTAATGGCTAAGTTTAAATCTATTACAGTTCCAGAAGCTACATATGATGTGATTAATAAACTTAAATCACAAATAACAACCGTACCTCTATCAACTTCAAAAGTGGTCTCAATCATTGCGCAGGACTACCGTAACACACATGAAAAAGAACGATCAAATGATGAAACCTATCTACATAAAAAATCTATCATTAGATAAGTCAGGGGCTGCATATGCCTACTAACAAAAGAGAATATATGCGTGAGTATATGCGCAAGAGAAGAGCTGCAGGTAAAGTTAAACACTGGCGACAATATCAAAAAGAAAAAGAGGCTAGAGAGAAATTAAAAAAAGCTCGTAAGCAGAAGGGTCAAAATTAAAAAATGAGTATTGATTTTTCTATTTATAAAAAGAAGTTAAAAGAGAAGAAGGAACCAAAATTTACAGTTGCTGCAGGTGGTAATATTCCTAAAAGAATTGCAAACTTAGCACAACACTCTGACACAACTGAAAACCATTATTTCACATACAGGAATTACCATGGCACAGTTAATGGTTATGTTGAAAGAAAAGAGGCTGATCAAACAAATGACGGTAAAAAGAAATTCATACCTTATTCACTTACAGAAGATGGTGAGTGGCAATGTAAAGCCTGGCCAGATAACAGATGCTTGTATAATGAACATTTACTAAAACAACATCCAGATAAACCAGTTCTTATAAGTGAGGGTGAGAAGGCTGCTGCTTATGGCACAGCTAACTATAAAGATTATGTCCATGTTTCATTTCAAGGTGGATCTAAAGCTCCAGATAAAACAAACTACCAACACTTAAAAGATAGAGAAGTTATTCTATTTCCAGATGCAGATGATGCAGGTAAGAGGGCAATGGTCCAGGTTGCAAAAATCTTGATTGAAAAAGAAATAACTTACAACATTAAAATTGTTGATGTTGAAGAGCTGCCTGACAAATTTGATATTGCAGATGCACCCATGCACCAGGAAATTAATGTACCTGGATATATTGCTAAAGCAGAAGAATTTGATCCAGATAAATATTCTAAGCAATGGAAAGAAATACAAAAAGCAGAAGATAAAAAAACAATAGAGAGTGCAGTAGAGAAATTTCTAAAAATGTACATCTACATAAGATCAGTAATGTCATTCTATGAGCTTGAGAATAAAGAGCTACTAGTAAAGCAGCAAATAAATGACTGGAACCAATCACATATGAAGGGTGAAAATTTATGTAATAAACTATTAGATCATGAAGATCTAATTAAAGCACATAGTGTATTTACACATGCAGGAATGAAACCAGGAATTATTGAAGTTAAACAAGGTGAGTTTGAGGCTATCAATAAAGGTATCTATTACAACACTTACTATCCATCAAACATAGTAGCAGCGCCTGGTGATGTTACAGAAATACTTGATTATTATAAATGGCTATTAGGTGAAAAAAACTGGTACTGGATTGAACAATACATAGCTTACATGATCCAATTTCCTGGATCTAAGATGAGATGGGCGCCTGTCATTACAAGTGTTGAAGGTGGTGGAAAAGGATTACTAGCAAAATTAATCTCAGCGATCCTAGGTCATCATAACTGCAACACGCAGCTCATGTATGAGCAGATGGTGAACCAGTTTTCAAATGTATTAATGGGATTACAGTTTGGAATTATAAATGAGTTAGATCTAGCAACTAAGAAGAATGTCAAACAACTGACTAATAAAATGAAAAAGTTTATGTCAGACGATACCTTGACAATAGAGCTTAAAGGTCGGCCACAAATAAAAATTCCTTTTTTCTGTAACTTCATGATTTTTTCAAATGATGAGGATTGTTTATATTTAACAAAAGAGGCTAGAAGATATTTAATTATTGCAATCAAACACACTCAAGATGTAATAAATGAAAAATTAGATGCAGGTGTTAAAGACAAAATCCTTGATGCATTGGAGTTTGGATCTAAGGAACTCGGACACCTGTTACATCACTTCCAGAAGGTGAAGATAGATGATCCTAAAGCATTCCAAAGAAATGCACCTAAGACTGATGATTTCTTTGAGTTAGTTGAGAAGGGGCGACCAATGATCCATAGAATACTGGATGAGAGATTAGAGAATAACCAGGAGCCATTTTTCAACGACCATGAAAAATTTGGATGGGTTGACGCTCACTATGATTACAAAAAAGATAAAAGTACAGGTGAACAAATCAAAAATGATAAAGCTCACATGTTTTCTACCAGACAACAATTTAGCGGCTTAGTAGTAGCTCAAGATTTGCATGAATATATTATGTTAAATCCAATACTTAAAAATGAATACTGCACTAGAGATTTAATTATAGATTGGTGTAAGGAAAGATCCATCACTTGGCCTAATGGTAATTCTACAAAGCAGATAGTGCTACCACATGGATCTTATTCAAGAGCATATCTAATCAAAGATTATGAAAGAGATGGACAGAAACTATCTAACATGACCGAAGGATTACTAGGTATGCATTATTATTTTAGTACATTTGATAAAGAATATGGAACCTTGAGATCTAAACTTGAGTACCATGAAAGAGAAGAACTTAAAAAACATAAAACAAATTATGTTGAACCTAGACCAAAAGATATTTTATAATGAAACAGAACAGCAGACAAAACAAAGCTAGATATTTACAGAACCTGGTAAAAGATAAAATCTGTAAAACATTTAACTTAGATAA